ATGATTTGAGTTTAACACCATTATGTTATCAGGTTCGTCTTGCATCATCATCCAAGGGCGCATTGAATACGTCCTTGTACCATCTGTCGTTTGACCATACATGAAAATCACATACGCATTCTTAACGACCATATCCGCGACATCATCATCTGGATATTCGACTACATCACAGATAATTTCTTCACCAGATGTTAACTTGAATTGTTTAATATCATTCATTCTATATTTACCTGTGTAACTTTATAATTGAATTGTTCTTGTTGGTATATTTTAACACGTTCAAAGCAATGTAATAGCGTAAAGTTCTTTCTCGTTCTCCAATGTAAATCGTCAGCTATATCAAACAGTTGAGTGGTTGATCCGTCATCCGATTTACGCAAACCTCTTCCAATTGACTGCAACACTCTGATCTGAGACTTATTTGGTGATGCAAAGATAATGTTGTGGAGGTTTCGTATATTTATCCCCGTTGAAAACGTACCCATCGAAGCCACGATGATAGCATCTTGTTGAGTTTCAACAATACGACGAATAGCTTCACGATCATCAGTGGCCACCTTACCTGAAACAAAAAATACTTTACGACCATCTGCTGCTTTATCTTGAATTAGATCTCGCAACACTTCTCCATGCTTTTCAACTCTATGGAATAGAACGAGTGTATTTCCCTTTTGCGACAATGATAAATTACGAATAAATTTATTGCGTTTCTCATGTTTGATAATAAAATCAATTTCATCTTGATATGTTTGTGATCCAAAGTTCTCACGAGTTGTTTCACTATACAATAAGTTTAGTACTGTGATCTCTAATGGTGCAAGTGTTCCGTCATCTTGCAGCTTCTTTGTCTTTGTAACTTGATATACGGGGCCAAACAACCCTTCAAGTACTAACTTGTGAGTCAGTGTCCCATCAAGAGTTCCTGTCGTACCGAAGCGATACTTAGCTTCTGTAGACTTGTTCATAATAGAAGATAGTGACTTAGACTTAAAACCATGACACTCATCACCAATTACACCAATGAACTGTTCAAACCAAGCCTTTGGAAACTTATAGATCGATTGCCAAGTTGAAATAATCACACGTTTGTTGGTTGTTTTATCCTTGCCAGAATAGATCTTATGTACCTTCTCGCCGTCCCAACCATAGTCAATAAAATCTTTGTGGAGTTGTTCAACCAAAGAAGTTGTAGGAACAACGATTAGTATCTTACCTTTGTCAGTGCCAAGGATGTGTCGAGTCAAACCATATATGATAAGAGACTTGCCTGATCCAGTAGGGCTGACAAACACACCACGCTGGCGATCCAAGGCAGTAGCAATTGCATCGTGTTGATAGTCTCTTACCTCGTATGGGAGTTTAAGGTGTTTATAGAATTCAAGTAGACCCTCACGATCAATCTGTTTTGATGCGAATGGAAAACCATAGTCTGATTCTTCAATATCAATTGTGTAGTTGTTATTCTTGCAAAACTCAATCAGATAGACAAACAATCCAGCGTTCAGTTCTCTCGCGAGTGAGTTGAACAAACGGATCTTACCATCCCAAATACGGTTTTTGAAAGCTGGCATGAATTTGTAACCAGGAACAAAAAAAGAGAAATACTCGCTGAGTTCAGCGGATATTCCTCTATCGCAGATTACTTCCATCATACTATAGTCTTTTAGACTAGCAGTTACGTCTGCCATTAGTTCCCACTTTCAAAGACCTTCCACTTGATAATGTTACCTATCGTTTGGTGGCGCCATTTAATGTTTTCCATAATTTCACTAAGTGTATCTATAATGTTCTTCCACGCGGCGATTTTCTCAATAGATAATTGAATTTCTGGATCGGAGTCGTAGTAGTAATCCATATCACCTTTCATAATACGAAGGCCGTTGAACGGATCAGGTTGCCAACCTTTTTGTTTAAGTTGTTCTTGATCCATTTTGCCGTTGTAATACAACCATTTATCTTTGAGAAGATTCTTCTGTTGCATCTCTAAATTCTTCATAGTCATCTTTGCTTCTGATAACAGTTGAAGATATTTTGCGTGTAGCATTGGTGTTTGGTGTGAAGCTTCATCTAGCTTGCGACCAATAATACAGTCTTCTTTCCACATGTTGTGGATTAAGATCAATTCTTTCATAACGAAGCCCTATTGTTAGACTATTTCAAAGTATGAGAACGAGAACGATGCGGTAAAGGTTAGGTATTGGAGATCAGACGTATTAGACATGAATTGTATTGTACCGATATCGGTCGGAATGCAATCTAAGTATCTAATTTTCTTGATGGTGTTGTTGCTGCTTGACAGTATCGATACAGTAATGTCAACTGCAGTGGTTTCACCATTGTCGTATCTTGCACTATATTTAGTAGTGTTTTCTTCCTCAACCAAACGCTTGACCCAATCATACATTTCAGTGTATGCTGACATATTCTCATCAAGAATAATTGTAGCAGATAATTGACCAAATGTCAACTTGTCACCAGCAGCATGTAAATTAAGTCGGCTGTATGGTATTTCTGCAGTTGGAATAGAGACGTTGGGGTGGTCAATGGTTTGGGCGAAAAACTCTAAGTTACCATATTTCTTGCGGTCGATAACAATCTTAAACCCAGTAGGTTGAAGGTAGTTGATATTTGTTGTGAGCTCTGCCATAAAAAAATCCCAAAAGTTATGTTTCTTCTATTTATACGCTTGACATTTGTGTTAAGATGTACTATATTGGTATTGTAAGAAGAGGAAAGAATCGCTATGACTGCTTTGGTTATCCCTGTTGTGTTTCTAGTTGTGCTGGTGGTATCTGGCGCTCTTTCGGAAATTTTCTTTGAGGGAAGTGAATAATGATGCCTATTGCTGGCAATATGTATTGGAAGTCTGCAACTGACTTTGACCGCAGTCTTGAACTTTCAGTATGCGAGAGAAACCAAGGTTCTGATGTATTGAATTACTATGATGGATTTGTCAATCTTGAGCAAGCTCAAAGGTTTGCTAAGTGGTGGATTGAACGAACAGGACGCGCTTACTTCCCATATGCTTGGGCTGAGATCGAACCAATCACTCAAAATCCAATTGTGCGAACAAAACGCTCGCACTCCTGTGACTAATTAGTCACACTTGTATCATATCTCACAAACCGCTTGACATTAAGACAACTTTCCTGTATTGTATAAATGTAGGGAACAAAAGGAATCGTTTCATGTCTGAACTGAACCACGCATCGATCAATGACTATCGTAAAGTCGTACAGATGGTCAAACGGTGTCTTAGTTTGTTGAAGAACAGTGACTACGAAATGAATATCACTACCAAAGATATTCATCAAGCTATAGAAAAGCTCAGTGTTGTTGATACTCCCAAAGGTCGAAGCTGTGCGGGGACTTTTGGAATTCTCATCAATGTCGGTTCATGGTGGGGAAAACAGGGTCATTTCCCAGAATATGCAAGTTTCGCAAAAGATCCTGTGATTGGTTCACTACGTAGTGTATCACCAGATCTTGCTTTGTTGGCCCTTGTTGCTCACGAAGTTGCACACTATGTCCAATTCCGTATCGCACCCAACGCGCCTCGTGCAAAAGTTCGGTTTTCCGATTACCGTAAACCTCATGGTAATACCTTCAAACACATATATCGTCATCTTCGTCGTGATCTTGTCAATAAGGAACTGCTAAATGTTTAATCAAATCCGCGACTTTTTGATTTGTCTCATCTTATTCGTTGCAGTTTTGTATCCTGATCAAGTTGGATATTGGAAAGCGCAGTTTGATATTTCACACGAATCCATCATGAATGAATACTACGCAGACTGCGATTGCGGTGAGTGGTTGAAATAAAAAAGGGCAGCCGAAGCTGCCCAATTTGAGTTGGGGTGGTTGATCCGCCCCTTTTTTTATACCGATTACGATACGAGGATGTTGTCCACGCGGAAGATACGGTAGTATTGGTTTGTACGAGCTGCTGCAAGCCCGTTTGCTGGTGTAGCACCAACGAATGGGTTTGAAACCATGCCGTAACGAGTCTTGAAGCCGATACGTGGCTGGAAGTCATCTTCACCAACAGCAC